TACGGTAAAGCTGCCGCCTAATGGATTGTTTACGGATTTCAGTTTGTTGGTACGGGCTATCGTGGATCGGTAAACCGTCATCTTGCCATCTTCGTCGGATGAGACGATTTCGGGGAAACCGTCGCCGTCAACATCTCGTAAATCATACAAAGAGCGGCTCATGCTCTGTGCAATGCTTCCTCCAGGATTGGCAACTATCTTGATTGGAGTGAAAGGAATTACAAACCCGAAAGTCACGGCTGCATTAGCAGATTCGGAAGTTGACGCTGTTTTATTAATCCGTTCCATTCCTGTCCACGCAAATGCAGGAGAGAATCCGTTACCTGTATTAAGCGAAACGTGGACACTTCCTCCATCTTCCCATACTTTATCGGGCAAGCCGTCTGAGTTTACATCCAGAAGCATATAGTTTACGCTACTGGTGGTGGTCGTTATACCGAACCCTCCGGAAAAACTGGATTGCTTGATATCATAACCCAAACCACCGCCTGCACTGATAGTAGTACTTTTACCTTCCTGAATTTTATCCAGGTTCCAGTTTACCGGATCCGCAAATCCGTACCCCAAATTAATCTGTACTGTTTTATCGGCATTAATTTTATCGGGCAGACCGTCACCGTTCATATCGACAAGCGTATAACCTGTTTCATCGTTATTGATTGAACCATCCAGCGATCCGGAAGCTTTCAGTTTATTAGTTCCGTTTTCTACTGAAGTCTTGGCGGCATTACTGTATGCTGTAATTTTACTCCAGAGACTTCCCGAACTGGTTCCCGTTGATTTTTTCTCTGTGCTTGTGCCGGTAGTGGTATTTCCCGAGGAAGTATTTGAATTCGACAGGATAATGCCTCCGCCACCGGCTCCGCCCGACTTACTACTGTTTTCACTGTAGTGTGTATAGTTGCCGCTTAAAACTTCTCCGTCAAATCCACCTTTCCTATTGGTATATTGCACCTGATTCTCTGTAATAATATCGGGAAAACCGTCACCATTCATATCGGTAAATGATCTTTGGGTATTCTCCCAACCGGAAGCGGTACTTATATTTCCGGAAATCGGCCCGATGCCACCTCCCAGAAAATAACCTGTACTGCTGCTTTTACTTTGAAGAACCGGTGCACTTGCTCCCGAACCTTCGATACAGTTACCCGTTGTGCCGTTTATATTGTTGAAGCCAGCCAGAGGATTGGTTAATACGACATCTTGTTCTCCAAGGCGCGAACTGGACATAAGAGAACCCTTTATATAATTATCGGGTGTTTGTCCCATCCAGTACTTTTTGCCGTCACTATCGGGTGACATCGGCATAAATACCATTTTCATAGGGTCTGCCGCTGCTTCAGTCTGAGGCAGTACTAACAAGGATTCGTCGATGGGGTTACCGTAACGGCCATCCGCCGCATTATAAACAAATTGCCCCCAACCACGGTACATAATACCGTAACCGTCATTGCTTCTTGCGGTAAATGCATTTGCTGCTACTGTCGAAGCTACCGCATTTGCTGTTATTACTGCTTGCGGGATACCCAACCGGGAGAATAACCCGGCGTCGGATATATAGTATTCCACCCAGATTGAGCCGGCCTGTGCCGCAACGGAATTAATTATGGAAGCCGGTGTAACCACACCGTTGGTAATGTTTACCTCCTGTTTAGCCAGTAAACCTGTTATATTTTTTACAGCCATCAATAGCTTACCGTTAATAGTTATATCCGGTATAGCAGGCAGGCCTGAGAATTTAGGTTCTACTTTTATTGTATTATTGACAGTCAGGCTGTAAGGTTGGCCTTCAGATAACATAGTCGGGTAAGCCGAATATGCAACTGTTCCTGCTGTACTGACAGCCGATCCGTCGATTGAATAGGCTATCACCGGAGACCATTTGATATTCTCAATAGCAACATTAGTCTCTGAAACGACCAATAATTGCAGATTTTCCCCTGCAATGGAATTGTTTACATTAAAGGAAAGGTTTCCGTTATAGGTCTCATTCCAGTTGAATGTCCTTTGATAGACGGTAACTTGCTGATAAGCGGGATTCGCAATCGCATTTCCATGCCCGTCATCGATGGTTTCATCTGTAGAAAGGACAGCTTTTAATGTAATATTGTCAGAAGTCACCGGTTTTATAAATGTACCGGATACTGTAGCAGGGGACGCTGATGGTACATAATTCGGAGATTCAATACTTATATAATCCGTTTCGGATAATGTATAGACGGCTGTACCCTGCCCATTCGGATTCATTTGGTTGGTACGATCCGTGTAACTAATGACAGGAGTCCATTTCACCTGATCGAATGCACCGTTTGCCATTTCATTGGTACCGGACTGTACCCGAAAATATATTCTTTGACCTTTGCTGACGGTTATTCCGCTTACACTAGCCGGATAAGACGAGAAATCACCTTTGGTAATAGCTTTGCTCCATCGCTCTGTACTACCGGATTGAATAGCTATGCGCACACCGTCCACTTTTTCGTACTCTGTTTCGTCATAGCCTGCCTGCGGAGCCTGTAACTGAACATTACCTTCCACCTTGATCGTTCCAGTAAACGGTGCTTGCCAGACACGAACAACATCCTGTAACGGGGAGTTCTTTATTAACTCGGCTTGCTCGGCAGGATCGACTTGCGTATCACTTGCATCGATTACGCCGCCTCCCATAATAGGACTGGGCGTATCGCCACTGCTTAGCGTAAAGGTCGGGATTGCATTCCCTGACCCGTCGAACTCTATATGGTTGAAATATACTTTACCGTCTATAACTACATCCAAAAGGCCGTCGTTATTTAAATCGGAGAAATATATATCGGTTTTGCTGGTCGTTTTGCCAACGTCCGATCCTGTAGATACATAAGGTACATATGCTTTTGGACCGAAAGTATTTGTAGTAGCTTTCGTTCTTGAGAAATTCGATATACCCACAATTTTTATCTCCTGCCCATATTCTGCCTGAGAATCCGGATTTTGTGAAATATTAGGACGGTAGTATACCGAATTACCTTTTTTATATACCTTATCGGGCAGACCGTCACCGTTGATATCTACCAGTGTTGCCAATCCCTGTGTCGTAGAGCTTGTACGGCTATAACTGGCTCCGGCCGACAGCTCTTTACTGATAGGACTTCCAATACCGACACCCACATATGCAGATATAGTAGTAGTTGTTGTTTTACTTCCCCCCAAAGCGGAAGCCTTATCACTGAATCCGGGAACTCCCAGACCACTGACCGGATTAATAAACCCTGCCTCTATACCGTCATTATTCAAATTCCAAGTCTCAGACTGAGTCTTAAACGGCATATAATTTCCGCCATTTCTAACATCATCATAATAGTCCATCGTATGACTTGCAAACTCAGCCCCGTAAGCATCCAGATGCGTCACCTTATCCAGAATATTCGTATTAAAAGCCCCGCTTTTATAAGCAAATGTATAACTTCTGAGCGTTTGACCCTCAAAAGCAATATCCACCTTATTCAATAATTTATTACTCGAAGTAAGGAAACCGTATCTTGCCGAATTGGTTTTCTTATCTTTCTGGGTAGTACTTGTTAAAGTAACCACCGTATGCGGATCATTTCCTTTATTACCGGCTCTTACCTCTTTCAGATAAATAGCTTTAGCTGTCAGACTACCTTTAACGGTTTCGTCTACCGTTTCATAAATGTATTCGATATAATCGCCGTGCAATTCTTCCACGCGAGACAGTTTCCATTCTACGATTACATCTTTGTTTCCGTTTAATGTTTTTGCAGAACCTTTAAGTACTGTACCGTATGTATATTTAGTTCCCGACTTATCGGTTACTTCCCATGTATAATCGGCAGGAGTGCTGCCCTTACGAATGATCTTCGAGAAGCTGCCTTCGTTTCTCGGATAGAACTGACGGTCTGTTTTGCGGTTGATCTTATCGCCACGATGTGCTACGGAGCTTTCGCCCGCATCGTCCATCGTCACAAGCATACTTCCACCCATCGAATAAGTCTCGGTTTCTTTCGCATCGTCATAGCGGGGTACGCCCCAACGGGTATCTACCGATATGCTTGGAGTACTTAAATCCCAGCCTTCGCCTAACCATCCTGCTCCACCATCCGAGTTGTATTGAATACCCAGACTAGGTTGCATACCGTTACGTGCCGGAGGCATCTCAAAACCGTAGCTCAATCCTGCCGAACCTCTGTTGTTAGCCGCAGGAGGTGCAATCACCTGTACTTTTGCCGTAGGGTCAGCTGCCTTGATGTCGTTCATCATCGTAGGTGCAAAACCTTGCGTTTCGGGAGATTCGGGTGTTTGTATCACCCCATTTATCATATCCGTAAAGTGAGTAGTGGTAGATACAATCAGTTGATTTTTTTTATCGATCGTATCACGCTCTAATGCTACCCAGTGTTTTGTATCCAGGTCAAAATAATATGTCTTGATATCGTCCTCCGTATAACCGTTCGGTAATTTGGTACGGTCGTACTTGATAGTTACTTTAGCTCCGTCGGCAAAGTGTTCTCCATGAGGAAGGAAACGATACCCTTTATGTGAAGCCGTCACATTACTCATAGCCATATCCAAAGCAGGAAGGTCGATGTATCTTAGTGTAGTGATCGAGATATCTTTTGTTGCCAAAAGAGCTTTTGAATCTACATTCAAAAGAGCTGTTTCAAGTTTCAAATCTTCTGCAATACCTTTCTTGAATGTTTTAGAAGTTTGTTTGGTATTGTTATTCATGGCATACTCGATATCGGCAGAAGCACCGTTTGTAAAGTTGATTTCTTTACTTACTTCTTTACCATTTGCAAGTATGGCTTTTACGTTTACTGTTCTGTTTGCATTTAACGGAACAACGGTTTCAAACTCGCCGTTGGAAGCATTTATTTGTTTTCCGTCAACATAGATTTTAGAGCCGGCAATGTTCTTGTCCTGAATAAAACCATGTACATAAGCTTTATTGTCATAGCTTGTTTGTGTAGCGTTTACGATCAGAGGAGATTGGTTTGCTCCTTTTTCCACTTCTATGGACAGGTTCTTTACCTTGTATCCGTACTCAGCGTTTTCGGGCAAACTAAACTGAATCCGGTTATCTCCTTTTTTCAACCATGCAACATTGAGTTGTTCCCGTTGTAAAGCCAACTTATCCGATAGTTTCACCAGATAACCACCTGTTGCTAATCTGTCATTGATACTCTTGGGAATATTGGTATAATCGGATACGCCTTCCAGTTCATAACTCAACCATACTTTATCATTTTCAGAGAATGCCTGATCTAAACTGACAGTGAAAATATTATCCGAAGGGTTGTCGAGCTGCTTGCCTGCATAACTGCCGATAATACCTTCTTTGTTGGTAGAAAGGTATTCAATCACGGCTGTTTTTGTTGCTGCTTCTTTTCCTTGTCGGGCTGAATCTAACGGCTGAACGTCCACCGCATTACCCCGGGCTGTTGCCGTTATCTGTTTGGTATTGCTTTCAGCCGAAACAGAAGCATATTCCTGCGGGCTTTTCTGAGAGAAGGTCACCGCTCCCAATATCCCGGCACACGCTATCAGTGTGCCGATGAGTATATATTGTTTCTTTCTGGTCTTCATATTTCTATTTTTTCTTATTTGATATGTGCTAAGAATGCTTATTTAACCATTACTTTCTTACTGAACTCCCCGGTGGTAGTAATCGCCTTGATAATATACACACCGGATTGGGTGAAATCAAAATCGGCTTCCTGCAATACACGGGGGGTAGGTAGATTCACTTTCTTGATAAGTACTCCCGTCATGCTGTAAGCGGTAAAGGTTACTACCTCCGGTTCTGCGAATGTTACACGGGCAGTTACCGATCTTGTATCTCCTGCATTCTTGTAGAAAACAGTCATATTATCGCTTTCCGCTTCAGTTTGTACCGTTTGCTGAGGGTCTTCCTGCGGATCTCCGTTACATGGATCGTCCAGCGTCACCCTGTAGATAATGGAAGAGTTGTTGGATTGCCCGATAGTCAGGTTGTCCATTTTTGTCCAGTTGTAATCGGCAAGGTTGAAGAAGCCGGTGGCTGTAACATTGAGTATCTCGGCAGGACCGAAGCTGGTATCGATCAGTCCATAAAATTTCAAAAGGTAATCGAGCCATGAAATACTGCCTGTTGCAATCTGAGTAGCATTCTTCTTATATTTAAGACCGCTCATCGTTTTTTCAATACGAATCACATCGCCTACAGCAACCGAAGTAAGAACAGATGTGGCTACTTTTCCGTTGGTTACTATATAGAGGTTTGCACCCTGTTTCTTCAATCCGTAATGAATGATATTCTTGGTATTATTCACATCCTCGACAAAAGTGGTATAACCGATCATATATGAATCGGTCAGGTTGGAGATTGTCCATTCCAAAGCTCCGTCCATAACAGGTAAACAGTTGGTGGTTTTGGCACGGGTGGGTTTAATAGTGGTATCGATATTCTGGAAGTTAAAGCCTCCGGCTTCGGTGATTGCCAGATCATAAGTTCCTCCCCTAAGCCCGTTTATCTCGATGGTATAATCGAACTCTTTGCCTGATTTGACAACCTGCCCTGTATTTACATCGGTCAGGGTATAATTGAAAGCTGGATTTCCGGAAGTCAGCCTGATTTTGATTTTTCCGTCAGTCTGATTACAAGTAGGATCGGTTACTTCTATTTCTCCGGCAATATCAGATTCACGGTACATAAAGGTAAACTCATCCCCTGTGTTCAGGAATACATTATTAAAAACAGCTTTTTGACGTGTAATATCGACTTCATCTACTTCGATAATTTCAGCTGTATTCACATCAATACTGCCTGATCCCGAACGGTCGATAACCAAAAAACTGCGTCCTTTGTTATTGTCTTTGAATTCAGCAGCACGGGTCGATGCATAAGAAAGTTCGATCTTATTACCCGTATCGGTAAACCCTCCGTGGCGCAGTTCTCCTATTTTACTGTCGCTGCCGCCTTTCAACATACTGATAGCTCCATAGTAAGGCTTATTCATATCTGAAGCGGCAATCGTAATTTCAGTCTTAGCCTGTCTGGTTCCATTGACACGCAGGAAAACGATATTACCGCGTTTCTCCATTTCTATCTTTGAGGCCAATACCACCGAAAGTACAGAGTTCGCAGATACTACCCCTTGTATGATCGGATATACACTTCCTGATGTGGTGATGTAATAGCCATAGTCATGGCTACCATTTGAAAGAATGCTTTGATTCGAACCGAATTTGATATAGAAATCGCCACTGATAGAGAATCCGCTTAGTCCCAGATAGCCGTCCGAATCCGCTAAAGGAATAGCAGTATAAGCTACTCCCTGTACTGTAGTTGTGGAGGATTTTGTTACCGAAGATTTGAATCCGTTTGTACCGATAACAAGATCGTATTGCTGCCAGGCAAGTGCTCTTTCAGCCGGTGTGGTAACAGCTATATTGGTTTTAACAAGCCACTGGCGACTCATTATTTTATATCCCAGCTTGCCTTCTATCTCTTTGATCTTAATAGCGTCGTTATTATCTCCCCAGAAAAGGTAATTGTTGTCTTTTAACGGACTGGCATCCTGACGGCCTAAAACAAGCAGGCGGGAAGCCGACGAACGGTTATAAGGGCTGCTGTTGTAGAAGTAATCGTTCTGGTCGGAGTAATTGGTTAGTTCTTCATAGCTTGTGCCTGATTCATATTGGTAAAGCCCGCTGCTCTTATCCCTGTAAATAGCTGTAATCCGGTTATTGTAGGCAGGATTAGCTGCATAGTCCCAAAGGAGTTCTTCATTGCTTCCTATATAGGAAACAGGGAGTGACAAGGCATATTTGATAGCCAGATAGGAATCGACCCTACGCCTTTCTATGGGGGTAAGCAGGCGGTTGTAGGCGATAAGTTCGGGTATATAACCTGTGAAAGCTTTGTTCTCGCTACTTGTTAGCGAAAAGGTCGAGTTATAATTAACGTTGGTTTTACTGTAGGTGCTGCCTAAGCTTAAGGTAGCTATATCTTTTTCTCCCCAGATGCTAGTGGCGGGAGGTATGCTGCGGTAATAGGCGGCTATACGCATGGATTTAACCCGGAAGTCATTAACACTTGCTTCGGTATCAGTAGATGAATACATCAAATCCATGCCTTCCAACTGTCCGTAATCGAATTTACTTTTGCCGCTTTCAATGCTCGGTATGATTTTATCGGTAGTGACCAGTACACCTTGTCCGGGACGGCCGTTTAATCCGTAGAGAATCATTTCCTTGTCGAAGTTGGCATTGGGTGCGAATAGGCCGATAATGGTGGCCTGGGACAGGTTGGTACGTTTCAGGCGTACATCTCTTGTTTTCGTGTCGAGCGATTTATTCAGGCTCAAAGTGGGATTGCCGTTGTAAAAACGGACGGAACTGTTAGTAAACTCATCCCCGAGGGCGGCTCCCTGATCGCTGTATACATTCAGACGCAGCGAATCGCCGCTGAAATCCTGCCAGCGGTAAGTGCCGTTCAGGTCTGTGCCTGTAGGCCTTGCCTGAAACCAGAGTTCGGGACTGCCCACGCCTCCGGGCGACTGCGCAAAGAGGCTTCCTGTACATAATGACAGGAGAAGTAAATGCGTAAATCGTTTCTTCATAAAAAAAGTAATAATTATTGGTAGTTTGTACTTCTAGTATAGATAAATTAAAAAGCAGAACATGAAACTTCAGGCAATAGCTAACCCGGGGAAGTTTCAGGGAACATCTCATAAGAAGGTTAAATGCAGAGAAATATAAGCCTCAGCCAATTTCTTGAATTACCTTCCGATTGTTATTTTATGTTTATTTTGAAAATAGATTATAGTCTTGTATATATGTTTTTTATACTATTGTTAGTTAATATATAAGTCTGTTAATTTAATACAAAACTAAATTATTTATTTATATATACTATCTATTAATTAAGTTATTTTAGTTAAGTTTATTTAAATGATATATATTGACAAATGAAAGAGAATACAGTCAGGCAGATTTTTCAATAAACCTGATACAGGAACTTGTGACTCTTAAACTCTGGAAAGAACCGATAGTATCAAGGCACAATAAAAAAGGAACCATCTTCTGATGACTCCTTTTCTATAACATACAAAACTCTTCTTCATTTTTTCAATGCTTCCACCTTATCAAAAGCTTGTGATAATCTACTTCTTGCTATGATCTACAGACACTTTTCTAAATTCTTTCAACGCTTTCTCTATAGCTAATGATGCTTTTCTTGCTCTAGTGCCGGCAGCTTTATTACCATTGTCAGCTTGTTGTGCTGAGTCTTTAGTAAAGTCTGAGATCAGTACATTTAAGTTTTCCAGTAATTCTTTCATTATTATTTGTTTTTAAATTTCGAACAAAGATATAGTTATTTTTCAATTATAATATACTCCGAATACCCAATCTCTACATACGGGTTATCACTGCTGATAGTCTGGTGTATCGCTTTTACACCCCACCTCCACCATAAGAATCGATACTTGTATTCAATCCAAACCGCCTGATACAAATTAACCGGAAGATATATATTACCTGTTAACTGATTGTTCTCTATAATTCCTGAGACCTGTAAATAAGGAGTATCCATTATGATGGCTTTTACCTGAATTGTCAAAGTATCACGGACAACCACCGAGTCCCTTACTTCGGCTTGGATGGGAGCATTTACTTCCACCGAATGCTTGGCTAAAGTCTGTAAACTATTTACCCTTACACCCAGTTTTCGTATATGCTCCAGATCCTCTGCCCTGTTATCTTCAAGTTCATCTACCGTAAGGCGTAATACCTTTGTGTCGACCGCCATTGTTGTTGAATCAATCTGTAATCTTTTTATGTCTGAAAGTAAGGAAATCGTGTTTCCTTTATGCCTGTCCCTCTCTTTCTGCATTTCTACTGCACGCCCATACAATAGAAAACAAGCCGTAACCAACGAAACGATGGCAGACAGCATTATAAAAAATACTTTATTCATCGATTTTTACCGATTCCTGTGGAACAAACCAGATATATTTTTCCAGATATGGCTCAATAAGACATACCATATACCCTTTATTCTTTCTTCCGTTGCAAACGAGGTCTTCGGTAACGATTGCCCTGGCACCGACCAATCCCGTTAACTTCATATCCTCCAATCTGACCGACTGAACGATAATAACCGCACTGCTTTCCTTAATCATCCTTTTGGGTTTATATAGTTATCGATCAAACGACCCGTTCAAAGTAAGAACAACCGACTCCCGGCCCGAACCGGGAATGTACTGCTGAACATAAAAACAAATGAGCATACTAAAATCAATGATATCTTCACCTCACTATTTCTGCAACAATTCCTTTATATCACTTCTCATTTCCCTGATGTCAGTCTGAATCGATGTAAATTGCGTCATCGTTGCCTCAAATACCGCTTTATCCAGCTTTATTGCATCGATCCTTTCGTACTGATCCTGTATTTTCAGTTCAAGTCCCGTACATTTAGCCGTTAGTTCGGCTATGTGAGTCGTATTGTTTACGTGTTGCACATACATCGTCACTATAAAGGACAATACAAGTACCAAAGACTTGAAATTACCCAGTACGAATTCTCTAAATTGTGTCATGCTAGTCATCTATAATATAATTGAAAATGCTTCGATTACTGATTTTATCAGTTTTACAGCTACTTCAGCATCTTTTAGCCCGTATACTACAAGTCCGATAATTATCAGGATATAAACTGCCCTTTCCACAGTCTTGCGGCTAATCTTTAACTTCTTCATCGGATTTGTTTTCGGGAACGATTACATTAAATACGATCCCTGTGGTACCTCCATCTATTTTCATACGTGACTCCTGTACATGCCTGATGGGGTAAAGTTCCATCAACGCTTTGGCGGCATTTACCGATACGGCACGTAAGGGGGCGGGAGACAAGGATATACCGAATTTATCCATAAATTGTGCGGATGAAGTTTCCTCCATGACGGCTTTTAACGTTTCGGCTACCTGTAGCTTGACAGCTATATTTTCCGTTTCGGTCTGTAATCCGGCAAGAAGTTCCTTTATCTTGGCCTGAACCTGCGGCTTTGCCAGCAGTTTACGGCTTGCAACCGCTATATTTTTTGTGTCCTCACCGAAAACCTCCCTGTAACACTTTATATGCTGTCCTGCAAATTCACAGTCGCCATAAACATACAAGGTGCAGAATTCTATCTGTGCATCCGTCAGTTTGGGTTCATCATCGACTGCTTGTTTCTTGTCCATTATCTACAGGTTTGGGTCCTTTGTTAAGAATAGCATTTTCGTTCTCCGCAGGTTTTATCAAATCACCTTTTTTCTCGATTATTTGTTCCATCAAAGCCTGATAGAATACATCGGCAAGTGCATCTGCACAGCTTTCGGCATCTGCAATAGAATTTATCAACCTCATGTTAAATGCGATATTCAGGTCATAGCCGGTAATGGCACACATCATTTCGTTGCCGTCATAATACAATACACCATAAGTAACCAGCTCGTCTTTTTTGAATGTTACCGTTTCGTTTTCCTTATTTTCTTCCATCACTTCAGATTTTAAAATGGTTTCTCGTTTTTTCATTTCTCTGGATGGTAATTCCACCTTCGTCCGTCCGGCTCCTTAATCTGGAAGAGCAAACCCTCACCACATTCAAACAGGCTGTCACGTCCGCGTCCGCATCGTGAGCGTCATCCAGCTCGATGCCCAGGCGTTCCGATATTATTTCCAGTTTATAGGATGTCATCAAAGCATCGCCTGCAAACACAAGCCTTGCCAGAGCCATCGAATCTAAATAATGAGGCTGAAAGTTACCGTAGAAGTCCTTAGTCCCGGCAAATACTTTCTCAAAGTCTTTGACCAGACCGCTGTAGTTCATGAGTTGCTGTAAAAAACCGATATCAAAAGTTATATTCTGTCCTATAAGTACAGGTTTAGCCTGATGCCCTTTACTGAGCGTATTGCGTTTGGCAAAATCTATAACCGATACAGCCACCTCTTTGATATCTACACCCATAGATATCAGCATATCCATCGTGATACCCGAATACTCAAGGGCAGCTGGCTGGTAGTCCATACTTTCCTTACCCTGTAACATTTCATGCTTGTTTTTCAGCACCTTTCTTTTGACGGAGCCGCCTGTCTCCTGTTTATCATAGGGTGCGATGTATTTCATATACCGTTCCAGTAGGTCGAATGTATCCAGCCTTATGGCTTGCATCGCAAGTTGAGTACATGCCCCTGTGGTACAATCCAGTGAACCGGTCTCAAAGTCGAGTCCTATCCCTGTATATATCTTTGCTTCTGTTTGTATAGCAGCCATAATTATAGTTTAAATAGTAAAGTGGTTCTAAATGTATTCAGGCAGTTACACCCTGAGTAGTCGCTGTATTTTATAACCGATGTGACAATGACAATGCGGTCTTTAAGGGTATTGATTTCGTTTTTATGCTCCAGATAGAATTCACTCCAGCATACCAGTTCGATAAGTTCGTTATTCTGTTGAAGCTTGATTTTGCAGAACTGTTTCTTTTCGCCCGATGTCTTGTCCTTGTACGATACCTCGTCCACTTCCACCACCGTAGCACAAACCGCTATACGCTTACCTTCATTTTCCAGAACAAGAGCATCCCGCAAAGACATATACGAAGCCTTACCCTTTATTTTGTTTTTGCTTTCTGAATTATCATAAATACGCCTGTAATCGATTTGCCCTATACCCGATATCCCGATTTGCTGTATCGACCAGAAATGGTCTACCTCGAAGTATTGTTTGTAATAGTCATTCGCATCTGCGGCCAAGCCGAGTTCTTTACTTGCTGTTTCGAGTATTGTGTACCTCTCATTGATGGAGCTTATCTTCTCCAACCGGTCAAAACATCCTGCAAGTATCAAATGACGTACATGCAGGGAATTCACAGGGATGCGGATTGCCTCGTCTTCATTGTCGGGGTCGTCCCAATATTGGAATTTTTTTAGTTTGTATTTGAATATCCGGTGTACGAAATTCTGAATAGAGGTAAACGCTCCGTTCTTCTCCCGTTCGTTGATGATATAATCTACGGCTTTCGTCCCTAACATTTTTATCCGGGTCAATGACCAGAATATCTTATTTGTAGTATAATCCGTGTAGAATTCTTTGTGGGAAACATTTATATCCGGTGCTACAATTTTAGCCTCGCTGCATTGCTCCATCTCGGACATCAGTAAGGGTGTCTCCTTATCGTCGCACCATTGAAGGGCCACCGTATAAAAAGCAGTCGGATAGTTTGCTTTTAGCCATGCTCCGCAATAAGCGGTCAGGGCGTAAGCTGCAGCGTGGCTGCGATTGAAGGAATATTTTCCCGCCACCTCGATCTTATGCCAGATTTCCTGTGCCTCGTACTCAGGGCAACCGTTCGTTACCGCTCCTTTTATAAAATCATCTTTGAGAGTTGCCATCAAATCGGCGTTCTTCTTACCGATTGCTTTACGCAGGTAGTCGGTCTTACCCAGGTCAAAGCCTCCCAGTGTATGGGCTATACTCATAAATTGCTCCTGATAGGTCATAATGCCGAATGTGTTTTTTGTAGCCTCGTAAGTCCCGAAATTATAGACCGGGGCTACTTCGCCACGTTTATAACGGATATAATCTTCTGTCGCCCCGATTTCGAGTGTTGCCGGACGGTACAGTGCATTAATGGCGATCAGGTCCTCGACACAATTCGGCTGTACATCCATAATGAAACGGGTAATACCTCTCGATGCGAACTGAAATACATTCTGCGTATACCCTGCCGATAGTAAGCGGTAGGTCTTTATATCTTCTGTTTGACGTTCCGTGATGTGTTCCATACTGTAATTCTTGCCGTATGTTTTATTTACGATACCGATAACGGCACTCAGCTTGGAGAGTTCCTTTGTTGCCAGAACGTCCTCTTTGAGAAGCCCGATAGACTCTACCTGATTACCGTCAAACTCCGAGACCAGTAAACCGTCCATCTTGCGGATAGGCAAAAAATCAAAACATTCCGCAGGCTGCCCGTCCTTTTCATCCGGTGTGACGATAATCGCCGAAGCATGGATCGAAGCCGAACGGGGTTGCCCCATAATGGTTCGTATATCCTCTATCACATCGGGGTAGTCGAGCACAAACGACCTTACCTTCTTATTTATGGCAACGAGCTTGAACAGCTGCGTCCAATCCATTGAATCTTCCTCGAATATCGCATTGATATAATTGACCAGCTTTACCGGAACACGGTAAACTCTTGCCACATCCTTTAATACCGCTTTCAGCTTCATGGTGGTAAAAGTTCCGGCAGAGAATACCCGTTGCCTGCCGTTCACATTGTACCTGCTTTCAAGATATTCCTTGATTTCCTGCCTCCTGTCCGAGGCAAAGTCGGTATCTATATCGGGGGCAGCCGAGTGGCCGCCCCGTTTCAATCCTTTGTCTACAAAACTGTCCAGTACTGAAACCGTTTTGTCTGCTTTAATAATTCTTATTTGCTGAATTTTCATATTATCAACCTGTCATAAGCGGTATTATAAATTTTCTCCATAATTTCGATACCTATAAATTTTCTTCCCGTGTTTTCACAGGCTTCCCCCGTACTGCCGCTGCCCATCGCAAAATCGAGTACCACATCACCTTCTCTGGTATACGTCTTTATGAAATATTCCAGTAGTTCTACCGGTTTCTGTGTCGGATGAAGGCTGCTTTTCTGCTTATCGCTTTTGAACCGGATAACACTTCTGGGGTAACGTTCCGTACTGTCATAATCTGAAAAGTTACTGTAATCCGCATAGATATCTTCCCTATAGCATATTTCCCTGTGGCTTGCCTTGATCACCTTGCGTTTATGTCCGCTTGTTTTAACGGGTTGGTAGTAAGGTAACTTTTTATAAAAGACCAGAATTTCTTCATGGCATTTCATCGGCATCCTGTTTGCATTGAGAAAACCCGTTGCATGGGTCTTTTCCCAGATCCAGTTATACCGCAGGTTTTTAATGTTTGAATGTCCGAGAATACTTGTAAAAGGCTGCTGTGAAAATAAGAGTATCGGTGTATTGTCATAAACGACCGGCTCTATACAACGCCACATTTCGGTCAGATCGATAACCGTATCCCACTTACATTGCGTGGTGCCATAAGGGGGATCTGTAAGTATCATATTCACTTTTACCCCTTGCTGCTTCAGTAAGGGCAGGACATCTAAACAGTTGCCGTGAAATAAGGTCTTGCCTCTGTGAGTCGTTGTCGATACAAATGATTGGTGCATACGATTAAAAAGAATGTATGTAATGTGGTTTTTAAGCGTAAAACTAACAGTTGCTGTTATGTCTGAGTGAATGACAAAAAGGTCTTAGACCTTATATTTCGTTTAAAGTCCACAATAAGTCCCTGTTGTCAAAAAGGATTTCATCGCCCTCATGCAACTGATCGGCATATACGGTCTTTTCTTTTTCGTCCCTTATAATTCTCAGTTCCGCATCTTTGAAGAATAGAAGCCTCTTTGCGTTTATGTTGACCTCAACAATATTATTTCCGGGTTGCACCTGTACATCTTCACCGATTACCGTAATCTGTTCTACCCAATTCAGTCCGCATCTTTCCGGCACCAAAAAGCGTGAGAATATCAGCCCGTATTTAATGGGGTCGATAGTGATTATTCCCAACAGGTACGACACCAGCGAACCTCCTGCCGAACCACGCCCCACACCCACGGCGATGCCCCTCTTACGGGCTTCTTTGACCATGTCCCACTGGATAAGGAAGTAATCGACATTATTGGTCGATTCGATGATATAGGTTTCTTCTTCAAGCCTTTTGCGGTATGTCTCATGATCGGATGCGGCAACCTTTGCTTTCAATCCTTCTTCAAGCAGGGCATGGAACATCTTGCGGCGGTCCCGGTACGTTGTAATTTCCTCATCGCTCATCACGTAGCGGGGCATATACATTCTGCCTGTTTCAAAATGGGCTGCAGCTCCCTCGGCAATCTTAATAGTATTGGCACACATCCGTTCAAACAACGATTCTATATGCCATTTTTCGGTAGAGAACACCTGCCTGATTGTATTGGAATGCTCGTCAACATCCTTGAAATACTGGTCGTCCGATTGCTCATGAGCCGCCCCCGAAGCTATTTTATTGAGGATGATTTTATTCCTCGCCTCATCTTTATCCACATAATAATTGTCACATATAAGTACAGGCTCCACAATAAACAACTTGCTCTCTTTCAGGTAAAAATGATCGAAATAATATTTCGTAGCCATTAACAGTGTGGCATCGATACGCTCGGCTTTATATTCCGACAAATCCACCTGATAGTAAATTTTGTCGAAAGCTTCTTTAAGCAGTACCACAATATGCGTATTGTCTTTCATCCAGTAGGAAGACATTTTACCCAGTACAAGTACATTTCCTTTGGCATAAAGCAGCAGGTCGGTAATGCTTATCGTATTGTCCGCAGCATCCACCATGATTTTCTTATGGATGCGCAAGAGGTTCCTTAATCCCTGCTGCGACCGGCAATAGATTTTCAGGTCTACTTTTTCATCCGATTGTACAGCCGTAAACGAGTATCCGAAAACATGTTTTATACCTTCTTTTGCACACTCCCTTTGAAGTGTAAGGGTAGCAGCCATTGTATTGCGGTCGCAGATACCGATAGCTGTATGTCCCAATGCTTTTGCTTTCTTTATCCACAGGCTGATATCTCCCGAACCGTTCAACAGCTCAAATGGCGTATGGATACCCAGATTTACAAAAGGCACATCCATTGTTACGGGTTTGCGTTTTCCGATGTATTTGAGTATATTGAATTTAAAGTCTTCCCTTAAGTCATAGTAATACCAGTTCTTCCCGAAAGCAAAAGCCACATAATAGATTTCTTCATGTATCAGTACCTGGGGGTTCTCCATCAGATTGAACATCAGATTATCCTTCGTGCCCCTGAAAATAGATTGTACATTTGAGAGGTCGGCAATGAATAACCTGCCGAAATCCTCTATCTCTACCACCTCTTTATCGACAGGTGTATAACATATCTTGTTGGCTTCGAGCCATTGCATGAGTTCTTCCATTGTTATTGTTGAATTTTAGTCATTGTGTACTCCAAAGGGGTTTTCAGGCGGTAAGCCAGTGTATCGTATATTTCCGTATAGGAAAGGTCTTGCCAGTCTTTTGCCGGATCTTCTATATCCGCAATCAGTACTTCGAAATACCTGCCCAGTTCTCCGGCTGCTTTCTTGATTGAATCCACCGCATCACCGTCATAACCTATAATTACCGTTTCCACCCCCTTACTCTGAAGTTTGAATATCTGGGTCAGGGATATTTTCTTTCCGAAAGTGGCAACAACCGCTATCTGCTTGTTATCGTACAATTCGAGTTTTCGGATCAGTGCCACCACATCGAAAATACCTTCGACAATTATCACGGTATCCGTTTCGTCCTCTATGACAGCATCATAATTATAAAGCAGTCTGGTAAAATCATTTTCAGTGGAATTGCGAAAACGCATGATCCGGTATTCACCCCGCAGCTTGGCCCGTCTGTTGTGTTTCTCTATTTCATCTTTGCTCCAAATGTGTCGGGCAACGTAACCCACAGTATCGCCTTGATCAATTACCGGGAATATTACATAGTCGTTGTAGCGGAAGTTTAAGCGACCGGTTGTTCCTGCCGGAAAGTATTCATAATCGTCAAAGACGAATCCCCTTGATTTAAGGTAGCTGTCCGAAAAAGTTCGCCTGTAAAAATCCGGAAGTTCGATAATTGCGAGTGAATCGTCTATCTTGTCCTCCGATTCCAAAGGGAACAACAATGCAGGTTCCAGCTTTGCACTTAAATCAGCCACGGGTGTAACCATCAGGTCAACCCGTCCGATTGTCTCAAGCAGTTGTTCCAGTGTGTATGTAGATGCACCGCAGGAAAAGCAATGCGACATAAACAGCTTTTTACGCTCGGTTTCCTTACCTACGTATATCCCGAATTTCCCTTCTTTCTTACAAAACGGGCACTGACAGATCAGGTTTTTATACCCACCATCCCGTTTGGCTCCGAGCTCACGGCTTATTTCCGATATTAAATGCTCTGTTTCCGATTTTGTCAATGCCATTTTAAGAATATTTCTTCAGGTTGATGGTTCTTTGTGCATCGTAGAATACTTCGTTATCGTAGTCGGTGGCTATCCTGAAAGTGTCCCCTTTTTTAAAGAAGCGTGATTTGGCTATGTGAATCCGCATTATGTCTTCCGTTCGTTCAGATGATGATTGGTTCAGGCTCAGTAAATGCGTGCAGGGACGGGCAAGCCCTTTGGCTTCGGCACAATTATACTCGGTCAGCACGTTTTTCTCATCGTTGAGCCAATCCCGGTTTTCGATAGTAGCCTGATAAGTGGCCACCATCCATACCTTCTCGTCCGCAGCCAGGTCTTTCAGGTCATTAGCAACCGCAATGCGTTTACTTCGCTCATGCTCGGCATTCCAGTGTTTTTTGCCTGCGTCTGTCAGCAAGTCCATACTGTCGATAATGACGATATCCGGATTAATCCCGTTTATTTTCCGGTATTCAGCTATGCCGTTTTTAATATCGAGTGTAGACACATGTGTATTGAACCGTGGAAAGCTGCGGACAGTTATGCTGCCCGAATACCGGGATACCTGCGCTTCAAAATGCTTTATCTCGGTATCCGATATCTTCCCACGCTCATAATAAAAAGCATTTTTGGAAATCAGTCCGCCCGAATAAGCATTCAGAGCCTCTTCTTCCGATCCTTCCAATTGGAAATGCAGTACGTGCAACGCATCGTCAATGTTCGCCCTGATACCTATATGCTTTGCCATATGCGACTTACCAACGCCTGTCGATGCAAGGAAACAGGAAAGTTGCCCCCGTAAATCCCTGCCGTTGTTCAGCGAGTCTATATCCGGTATGTAAAAGCGGGTCACCTGTTTAAGCCCCGAAATTCTGCTTTCCAGTTCCCGTTGTCGGTTCTGGTCGAAACGGTTTGAAAAAGTTTTGGCTACATCTATAAATGCGGTTGTCTTTAGAGTAAAGCCCGAAAGCCACCGGGCATATTCCTTTAATTTTTCCTGTGCTTCGTTTTGTTTGTTCTGGTTGTAGAGCTTTCCTACTTGTGCATATACGTTCTGCAATTCCACTCCTTTTATGTAGGATTCCAGCATATCTACAACGATTTCGGTATCATGGTCATCATCATAATCCCTGAACGTATTTATTAGTTCTATGGCATCGTAGTCACCGGCGAAGACCTGCGATAAAACGGAATAGCCCGGAGGCTTTTTATAGGTCCTGTAATGATTGGCAATTACCTCCTGAATCTTCTGGAACGTCCTGTCGGGAAGGTATTCCCTGCGCATATGGGATACAATGATATTGCAGATATAATCGAACCGTATCGCAGAAGAATAAAGCTCATACAGGAATTCCGCACTTAACGGATTTCGTTTGTTTGAAGTCATTTCCTGTTTGATTTTTTGTATTCTTCTGTTCTTATACGGTACAGTTCTTCGTATTTGCGTCCGGTTATATTCTTACACCTTTGCTCGTTTTTACACGATCTGCAAGCTTTCGAAAAAGGAGTCCAGAGCAGAGTCGAAATCTGGCAGATATAAAAACCCACCTCGGAGTTATGCATCCTCTGTTTAGTGCGTTCCTCATATTCGGGATAAATAAACTTTTCAAGCGGATGCTCTTTGCTTTGGCGGAATTGCCAAAGCAAACCGGTTCGTGAAAGACCGATGCGTTTCAGCCATTCGTCCTCCCGGAAATTGTTTGCCTTTGTATTCCTGTCGAAGCGTTCAATCGCTTTTTTGCCGAACGAATGGCTGACATTCCACTTTCCGTTATATGCGGACCCGAAACTACAGATTGCAAATACCTGACAGATACAATAATTCGTCAGCCTCTCGGTTCCGGATTCTTTAAGCGAATCGATGTATGCCGCCATTGTTTTGCGGGAAATACCGCCACCGGGAAAAACAAAGTCCTTATTCACCGCTTCTTTCATCAGGAAAGAAAATACCCTGATTGTAAAACTAATCTGTTCTTGCTTCTCCATCCCGGTTAATAAGGTTTCTCATTTGTTGTTTTGCCAGAAATAAACGGCTTTTGATAGTCTCTATGTTTTTTGTTTTCAGGCTTCCGTTCCTGTAAGAAATCTCCATAATCTCATAGAGCTTATACCCCGCCTGCTGTAAGAGTAAAGCATCCCTGTAAATCGGTTTCAACTGATTCAGGGCTTTTAGGATTTCATCATTATACAATTCGGTATAATTGGTGGTACTCATGCAATTGGAGCTTACCTGATCCTCATCCGTTAATGTTCCGGCAAGTTCGTACACATCCACATCATCGTTACGTTTTAACTGGCTTTTGCGGTTATTGAGGTCGCACACAAGTCTTTTGGTTACAATATGCAGCCATGTTTGCAGAGAACGCGAAGTGTCGTAAGTCTCGATGTACTTATAGAAATTAATAAGTACCTCGTTAAAATTATCTTCCACGTCTGCCCCGTAGTAGGAGTATTGGATACAAAGCTTGAAAACGAGATTCAGGTTCGGGAGTACATATTTATTGAACAGCAGAGTCCTGTTTCTGACTGATTCTTCATCTACGCAGTTCTCAGCCGCCTGGTTATTGGTTTCCACATCCCGATTACTTGTAGTGAATAATAATCTACCATGTAATCTGTCAGCTGATTGGAAGCTTCAATTAATTTTGCCCTTAAAGAGCTGTTACTTATAGTTTTCATGTTCCTGCCTTTTAAAATATTCTGTACTTGCGGATGTAATAGTGATAGAGATGGCACGCATCCGATACGTTGTCATCGTCCGGCAGGAAATTGTACCTGTCTTTGCAGGCTTGCATCATCTCCTGTTTGCTTGCCCTGCCGTTGTCCGTAGCCCACTTTTTGAGTGTGGCTACGTTTACAAAAGTCGGCTCCGGCAGGTTCAGCTCATCACAAATCTCAAAGAGTATACCTCTGAATTCGGATAGCTTGCGCATATCCGAGAAGTAATTATTGACGTTGATATCTTCGGCCACAATATGCCTTATCCCCTGTTGCAGGACAAAGCCCATGATCGTATCACGGAAATCCTTATGCTGTTTGTTGTTATTACGCTTTTTGGATTCGGTAAAATTCCATGTGCCGAAAGCATTTAAACTGTAATAACCTGTATGGGTCGCAATATCAAGGGCCAATAATTCTTCTTTTTTCAGTAGGTTGTTCTCCATTTATTATAATTTTTCAGAATGCACGGTTATCTTCGATGTGTGATTCACCGTTTTCTTTTGTTATTTTTATTGTATGCGGATACGATTCCGATATGTTCCCGTGAGAAACTACCAATGCGGTAATGCAAAGTCCGTTCAGTGCGGCAAACATATACGCTAGTCCGTCTTCATCGACAGCTTCCAGAATTTCATCGAGAACAAGCAGGTCTAATCCTTTATCCGTTCCGCAGTTTCCATTTATAAGCTTCTGCATAGCCAGAATAGTCGCCAGGTTTACCCGTGCCGCTTCTCCTGCACTGAACTTCCCAAAAGAACCGCAATCCATACCTGAGCGTATCAGCGAAACAGATATTTTCTCTCTTACCTTGCCCGATTTGAGCACGGTAAAACCGGAGAACTTAATGCGGATATCACTGCCAATACTTTCAAGGAACTCGTTGGTAATCATACTTAGGGCTTCAATCTTGGTGTTTGCCAGGTAGGTCTTGAACTCGATAAAGTTCTGCTCCTGTCTTTCCAGTGTTCTGATTTCCAGTTCAATCTTTGACTTTTTAGAAAGTAAATCACACGACTGCACCTGATAGTCACCCAGTGACTTTTTGAGAGACTCGAGCATATCCAAGGCTGTGTTTTCCCGAATCTCCTGAATGGTACTTTCCAATGTCATGATCGAGCTTTCGGCTGCGCCTGTCTCTTCCCTGAGTGCGTTTTGCTTACGCTCATTGAGTTTATAGGCTTCGTCAACAAGTTCGAAAGCTTCATCGAACACTTTGCGAAGAATACCGTCAATCTCTTCATTTAGTTGATTGATATCCCCGGCAATTTGCACCTGACAGCGTTTTATTTTTTCCATTTCGTTCGATGCACCCTTTACACTGCTTTGTGCATCGTCTATCTTGTCAGTCCATGCGTTCTTTTGAGTGGACAGGTGACGTTTCTCATTTTTCAACCGGTTCTGCTCCGTCTCGAACGTTTCAAGCTTTTGGCTGTTCCCGTCGATTTTCGATGACAGGAGTTTGTAATTTTCCTCCTGCTCATTAACCTCCGCCTTCCCTTTTTCTACATCAAAGCTTCGGTCAGATACGAGAAAGCTGAATCCGCATGAAGGACAGGCAATCTCTCCGGCAAGTTTATTATTCAGCGACTCGATGGCTGCCGACAATGCCCTGCGTGTTTTCCTTAAAGCATCAATTTCATTATTCACTTCCACATATCCGGCTTCCATACGTCTCAATTCGCCGTCATACGTTTCTGCCCTGTCATTAGAGTCTTTCACAAATTCCTGATACTCTTTATACAGGATGTCATAGGCGGTAGTTATCTCCTGTACCTTTTTTTCAGCTTGTGCAAAGGCATAATCCCACCTTTCCAACTCTTCCTCGGCTTTGTTGATACGCTCTTTTTTGGCTTTGATAACGGCATCCCAGTCTGTGAGATTACTTTTTGTAATAAGAGGGATGTATTTATTTATCCCCGACAGGTAATCTTCCAGCCTGGAATCGGAATTCTCCAGATCCTGAATCAGCTTATCCACTTCTCCGATTTTAACCAGTTCCGTACCCAGCAATCCCAGTTCATCCGCTTTTTCACGCATGTAGCTTCTTTTGTCGGCTATCTTTGCATTCAGTGCGGTAATCTTTTCTTCTTTGGTTCTTACCTTTTCTTCTTTTGAATTTTCCTCCTGTTCTATCTGTTCGGTCAGTATGCCTATCCGCCCTTCGATTCCGGCAAATTCCAGTTCCGTCTTTTTCTGAAGTTCTGTAATAGGTATCTTGTCTTTTACGATTTCTTCGATTGCCCGGTCTACGAGGCTGCCGTTGGAGAAGCGGTTGATAATTTCTTTCTTATCCTTGTCCGAACTGGAAAGAAAATCCTGATACTTGTGTTTGGAGAGAATAAAATTGTTATACAATTCGTCCTTAGTGATTCCCAAAGTTTCCAGTATATATTTATTATAAGCATCCACCGAGGGCTGTACGGCTTCGTCCGCGTTGAACTCTCCGTTTCTGAAAATATAACAGGCTACCTCTGACGAACCTTTGCGGAACAGCTTTCTCTCGATAACGAATTTCTCGTTGTTGCTCTCGTTAGCGAATGTCAGTTCGATAAGGCATTCATCGGAGTTGTCGTTTATAATTTCTTCGTTCTTTATTTTTCGTAAAGGGCTGCCTGTTATTCCCAAAGCGATACACTCGATAAGGGCGGATTTGCCCGAACCGTTACTACGCTGGCTTTCATTGTCCCGGTTGTCACCCAAAATCAGGGTTGTTACCCCTTGTTGGAGGATGTATTGCAGTTCGCGGAATGCACAAATGTTCTGGGCGTATATTTCAGTTAGTTTCCACATATTTGTCTATTTTTAATAAGTAAGTTAAGCCGAGCGATATATCTTCTATTTTCTTCTCCCGGCAGAATTCCTGATAGTTTTCCTGAATCTGGTTATTATCGAACTTCACAAAAAGGCTGGTCGAAACGATTTCCGTTACTTCCGGATCTTGGGTAATGATCTCCACTTTCGAAGCTCCGCACTTAATCAGCTCGTTTTTATTGATGGAGGTTGCATCGGCTGTAGAAGCATGTACACGTACCTTTACCTTATACCTGCCTTCGGCTTTGAGCTCTTCCAGCCGGTCGGTAAGGTGTATGTTCATCTTTTCTATGGGGATATCGATATTCAGATATCTGGTATTGACTTTGTTTTTAATGAATTCCTGAGAACCGTCGTTGTAAAGCACTGTATAGCCTTTTTCTTCGTCTTCCCCGAAATTATGCTGCCTTGAAGAACCGATGTATTCGATATGTGTACCTTTGATGATACATCGGTTATGATAATGCCCGACAAATACCCTGTCTAAATCCGAAAATATATGTGCCGGAAGTTCGTTATCCGAATTGTGGAGCAATGCACCGTTAATTCCTTCATGGATATACAGGAAATTCTTTTTACCGGAATCCAGATCGCCTTTGATAAGTGCATTCAGTTTGTCGGTAAAACTTCCGTTCTCCGGAAAGTAAGCGATCATATGCAGGCTGAAACCCCAGTTATTCTCACTGATAGTCAGGAAATCGTCTACAACAGCCACATTTTCATGTTTACCGAATACATGGCAATATCCTCTTACAGCTTCCTGATTTACTTTATCATGGTTGCCGTTAGCCATGATCACGTTTATATTTTTGTTGGCTGCCGACTGTAACGCATCAAATACGGCAAGTAACACATCGAGGGTTTGTGCTGCCCTGGATTGAAAAAGGTCGCCACCAAGTACAATTATCCTTATCTCCATCCGCTGACAGACAGTTAATGCCTCTGCCCAGTTCAATTCGAATTCGGGAATATTATCCTTTGAAATATGTATATCGTTAATCATCAAGACACACGGGTAGATTGTCTTAGTCATAATTGAATAAGATTAGATGAAAGAAGCGCACAATGAATATTGGTACGCTTCTTTGGGTTTAAGAATAATATTATGAATACATTATGCTATCTTCTGCGGCGGTTACGTTCACCTGCCGGTTCGCGGTCTTCAGGTTCTCCCGGGGGTGTTTCCTCTTTCTCTTTCTCAGGTTCTTCCTCTTTGGTCGGGGAATTCTGTAAAGCAGCTTCTATCGTATCCAGTAATTCGATGTTCGTTGTAGAACGGGTCACGCGGATATCGAGTTTCTCCTGTTCGATGTACGAACGGATCAGGGAACGAAGTTCCTGTCCTTCTTCGGTCTTATCACCAAGGCCTTTATCCTGCAGGCTGTCATAACGTGCGTACAGCTCATCCAACGAAATAGCATTTGTGGCATTATCCTTGGCATCCTTGGTACGTTTATCGAATGAAAACGAGCTTGTGTCTTCCTTGGGTAGTTCGCTGCGAAGTGTTTCAATGGCCTCTTTCATCTCGTCTGATTCCATCAGCCGCATCTCGTATTTGGCATCGCACTGAGCCAAAAACTCAATTGTCGCTTCAAAATGATAACGGGAGTAACGGTAAGTGATATCGGTAATGCGTGGTGCGGCCATCAGGCTGTTTAATTCATTTATCGACAGGGCATCGTTGTCCGATTCATTGTCAATGCCTGTAATATACTCGGTCTTTGAGCCGTTTTTACGTTTTTCAATCTCAACAGGGTAAGCGTTGTACACCGAACTGATAGGGCATGGGTAATTTGGATTCTTGGTCAGTTTCTTTTGCCATAATTTAAAACGCTTGTCATCCAGATCCTTGAATTGTGCGTGGCTGAGGGTCAGTAATTGCAAACCTTTTGCACGTTCATTCAGGTCGAATACATACATAGCATGTCCGTAATTGAATTTCAGTCCACCGCCGAAGCTGCCGCCACCGATTTTTTCGGCAAGTTTTTCATCTCCCCTTTCATTGGCGGCTTTGACTGCCGCTTTGCGGTAAATGTCGATAAGATCAACCGAATATCCTGCTTCTGTAGCTCTGGGGACGGTCACATACATAAACGAAGCCTTGTTTCCTGTTGACGGTTTCTCCAGTTCGAGCAGCATCTGATAGACCGGATACTCATAGCTTTTGCGGTCGATACTGCCGTCTTTGTTTGGTGCCAAAGGCAGTACACGTAAGCGGTACACGCCTAATTTATCCATCCTTAAAAAATCGGTTTTCTGGAAGGATTTGTTTTCTTCAAGCGCCCGTTGCTGCGCCTCTGAGTACGTTTCCTGAATCCCTAAAAATAAATCTTCAACAGACTTATTCATAAATTCCGTACTCTCGTAATTCTCTTCTTGCATAATGATTGAAAATGCGATAGTTATTTAAATGCCGAGAATCTTTGTTCGACAACGAACGGGTTCGGGTGCACCGTTCATCTTCAATTTATAATCTGGGAGAGACTAAAAAAGGGTATTTGGATACCCTGTAAACTATCGTTCTCGTAATGCCTGTAGGTTGGCTCAATTGAAAAGTGTTCTCCTTGCTTTAGGAGAAGAATACAAAAGTAAATGCAAAATATTTATTTTACAAGAAACTGTCAATTAGTTTTTTATCAACTATTTTAAATGATTGTGTATCAGATCGAATGAATAACCTTTTTAGTGAATAAATAAAAACGGCTACCAAATGGTAGCCGTCTCAAATCATTTTTCATTCTTTATCTTTTCCAAGAATGATTTCCTGTCATTTTCATTACACCAGAACCAATTCTCTTTGAGAATCCAGGCATTAAGATAATTAGGTATCTCAGATGGAACAAATACAATTAAAGTTTTCATACGTTCCTCATGAACTTTTTTATGTAAAGCTACATTATTTTTATCTTCTGTGTTTGTCGATAAAGCATCAATTTTTACGATTTTTATTGTTGTTCTATTAATTACTTTATACCAGATTTCTGTACCTTTCCATTTAGATAGTTCACCTTTAGATGGTTTATAAATAAATTGTGTTTTAATTATATCTCCATCAATAGAATAGCTACCCCATTGTCCATCATAAAAAGATTTGGCCTCTTCACTGTTTTCATTCAACAAAGCTGCTTTAAGGCGAAAAAAATCGTATTTGAACAGTCCGTTTTTATAAAAAATAATACTAATAAATCCGCTATCGGCATACAGTCCTACGGAATCCTTATTAAGGAAGGAGCCGGCAACGTTTGATCGTTTCAAAAGAATTCTTTCTTTATAGTATCCTTCTATATTTATTAAATTCTCTAAATCTGTATCTTTGTTATCAAAACATCTAAAAGTGCTCTTTACATCTTTAGGAGGTCCTACATATGCATATAGTAAATGGCTACAAAAGGTAGCTAAGACAAGAATAATAAATTTAATGTGCTTTTTCATATTACCGATCTTCATATTTATGAGCGTTTAAATGTAACAAAAATATTAATTTAACACCCCCTTTACCAATTAATATAGGTTCGTTTTTTTTTAGGAAAATATTAGTTTCTAACTCAAATAAAAAAATATATTATTCTATACATATCTTAGAAAAAAATAGCATTTTTGTATTTTATAGATGCCAGACAGCTTATAATCTTATTCTTAGCTCAAATGAAAATATTACAGGAACACTATGTCTTACTCAAAATAGTAAATAGCCATATTGAAGATTTACTCTCATCGACTGTTACAAGCAAAGAATTGAGGCTGGCAGACGTATATGAATATATCAAGAATAAAGATGATACAAAACAGGTCTTTGCCAATAGTACAGAACTGAGTCAGTTTTTAAGGGCGATTGCTATAGAAGACGTAAAGTTTCTAACTCAGGTAATACCGAGTTGCTCGGTGGATATGAGTAATTTTATCAAATTTCAATGGCGTTTCTACCCCAGAGAAAGAAAACTTAAAAAAGAAACAACAATTCAAGACAAGAATTTGGCTACATCAACCACCCAAACAGTCAATATTTTTCCCAGAAGCAAAATATATAAAGCTTCCAATGGAGTTAAAGTCAGATCAATGCAAGAACTGCATATTTACAATAAGCTATTGTCAGTAAAAAATTTCCATATAGATTATGATTTTCAAATAAAAGGGAAAGGCAAAATATATTATGCAGATTTTAAGATAACAAATAATAAAACAGAGAGTGAATTTATTTGGGAACATTTTGGATTGATTGGTCACCCTGATTATGATGAACAGATGTGTAAAAAGTTAGAATGGTACAAAGATATTGGTTATGAAGATTTCTGTAATGCCGGACAATTTATTGTGACTATACACAGAACCGATGAAGAATTCAGTAGTCTGGTCGATAAAATTATCAGCCAAATGAAAAAAAGGTAAAGACATTTTATATCGTTCTCATCCCCCTCAATCCTTACCCTATTTCTCTCTTTAGACCTATCCAATTTCTTTTTCCATACGCCTCATAATACACTTTGCGTTTGGGTGTAGCAATTACACCTACAAAAATAACCCTAATTCCGCATAATCTTCCAGATAGCGATAGAATTTACTTTTTATGAAGGCAACAAAGGCACTTCTATATAGTACACAGATTAATTAAATGTAAATATCAGAAATTTCAAAGCTCTTATTTACATTTTATCTTTTCTCCAATCACTAAAAAAATAATGGACTGCATACGCCTCCTCCAGGCAATCCTCTAATTCTTGACTCAATTTTCCCATCCTATAAAGACCAGCTTGATTTCCACTAAACGGGGTGACATATTTATCCGGGATAAGATAAACAGCTTCTTTTTCGCATTCAGTTAATCCCTCATAAAGATCTATTAATATCCAAGGGCCGGTAGTATTCATCACACATATTTCTTTCGGATCAACTCCATATTTCAATGCTTTTTCACTAAAAACGGTTTCAATGATTTTCTTCATGAAGGGGTGTCCCGGTACATTTAGCATAAGGGCATTGTTAAACATCATTTTCTTATGAAATAACTGACAGTGAGCATCCGGTTCCAGGGCAAAGCAACAACTCTTTCCATTAATCAGCAGATCGATCGGTTTCAACGATTCATAATCGAAATCAACATACATCCCGCCTATTTTGTCTAAAATTAAATATCTGATGGCATCCCATCTTTGAACATTATATGGAAATCTTGCAAAAATATCCATATATTGAGGATAATACTCTAAAATGAAAGAATTCATCTTATCATTATCCCAAAATTCATATTTCCAGTCGGGATAATCGCGCTTCCAGGTGTCTCCAAGCACATTAAAATGATAAGGTAATGGAGCACTGATTCCAGACCATATTTGATGAATTATTTTAGGAATTATTTTTGTTAAAGCCAT